TGTATGTTTATGAATAGGTTCGTTATCATTATTATAAATAACAATAGAGTCATTGTCAACTAAATCAATAACATCAGAATTAGAAATAATATTATTTAACAAATTTGTGCCAGTATTAAACGGACCGATGATATGTATATGTTTTGTCATTATAATTAAGTTAAATAAAAATAATAATATTCTTTCTTAATTATAATGAATTTAGAACTAAAGCGTTTTGATATGAAGAGTATTAGTTTTAAGCCTAATGAATCTAAGGGCCCTGTTGTTGTTCTAATTGGTCGTCGTGATACCGGTAAATCATTTTTGGTAAGGGATCTTCTCTATTATCAGCAAAGTATTCCAATTGGCACTGTTATATCTGGCACTGAAGAAGGTAACGGTTTTTATGGATCATTAGTGCCTAAATTGTTCATCCATAATGAATATAATACTGCTATTGTTGAAAATATTTTGAAGCGTCAGCGCCAGGTTTTGAAGCAGATTAAGAAGGAAATGGAGCAATTCAAACGCAGCACAATTGACCCCCGAACATTTGTGATTTTAGATGATTGCTTGTATGACAACACTTGGGCCAGAGATAAGATGATGCGGCTCCTATTTATGAACGGTGAATTGTTTGCCTAAGTCATTCCAAAAGAATGGCTAGTATATTTAGGAAATAATTCCTTTATATGCGACACGTCCAAATTGCGGAGACGTCTTGGAAGGTTTATACTACTAAACTATTATAGAAATATATTAGTGGCTTATGTTAATTACATAAGGTATAGTAAAAAGGTATAAAATAGAGATAACCCGCAGCACGTCATCTAAGTCCGTAAAGGTAAGGATATGATGATTGTTCAACGACTAAATGCCCGTGGGGTTGAGTAATCTAACCAATTACAATGATGCCTTAAGATATAGTCTAAACCCATCCGAGAGGATGTTATGTCCATTTAAAAAGCATAAATTTAATGATTTCAGAAAGAAATGTCTGAATGAAAATGGTATAATTGAGACATTGGAAGGTGATGTTAATCATCACAATGCAATATCCGTTGGGTATTCCACCAACGCTAAGAACTAACATTGATTACGTTTTTATTTTAAGAGAGCCGTATATTGCCAATAGAAAGCGCATTTACGAGAATTATGCCGGTATGTTCCCTACATTGGAGTCATTTTGTCAAGTGATGGATCAGTGTACTGAGAATTATGAGTGCTTAGTGATAAATAATAATGCCAAATCCAACAAATTACAGGACCAAGTGTTCTGGTACAAAGCAGACGCACACAATGACTTCAGATTGGGATCCAAGGAATTCTGGGAGCTATCCAAATCCATCAATGATGATGACGAAGACGAGCAATATGACCCAAATAACGTGAAGAAACGTGGTCAAGGACCCAAAATTGCGGTTAAAAAATCAAAGTGGTAAGAAATTACAAAAAGAATAAAAATGTAATAGCAAACGCACATACAATTTGTAATGCGATAAGAGACCTAGACAAAAAATTCTTACATTTAAGATCTACATAAGCTGTGGTTGTCTGAAAATTAATTGCCATAATTAAAGCAATTCCCCATTTGTAATTTAAAAATTGTTTTTTAGGAAATCCTTGTTGTATAAAAAAATTTCTGTCAAAATCAAGTAGCAATAAATAATAAATACCAGCAAAAATAAGTGTACAAGTCAGTTGTAGCGCAAACAGATTAAAGTATTTTACATATGATTCTGGAACCAGACCAAAGAAATTTCCAAAAATTAAAAAATCCTCATATATTTTTGGTTTGGCCTTTTTAGTTGCTACCTTTTTTGTATTTGTATTATTATTACTAGCTGTATTTGTATTTATAACTGAATAATTTGAATTATAGTCACTCATTTAAAATAATATAATATAAAAATTAATCCTATTTTTATATTGTAATTAGACGCCTAAATAACGCATCAAATATTAGTGTTAATCAACACGTTCCATACTGTCCTCCTCCTTCTTCTTTAGAGCAAAGGGACCACTTAGCAACTCAGATCTGCCATAATCAGATTGACCAGTAACAATATTGTCGCCATCAAATAACTCACTGCGAATATCAGCAGCAGAAATTGTATCACCCTTAGCAAACTTAGCATCCTCAGCACCCATAAGATTACCCTCCTTGTCAATATCCTGAGTAATAGTACTGCCGTGCTTCTCAGCATTCTTCTTGTTTTCATCAATTGCTTTCTGCTTGGTCTCCTTTACACGCTGCTCAAACGCGGTTTTCGCAACAGCCTCATTCTTCTGCTTCTCCTGAGCCAGATGGTTAAGCTCCTCTTCCATATACTCAACACGACCAGTCTTGTAAGCCTCGGGATCCCAGCAGAGCCATTGTCCAACAGGACCGACAAACACGTCAAAACTAGGATCCGTCTCTCTCAACAATTTAGCACGCATCTCTGCCTCCTCTTGAGTGGGAAAATTACCTCTGGATTTGAAGCCTCTGACAGAGGTCTGGAAATTATGCTTAATATTAAACTGCTTCTCCATCTCCTCCTCATTCTTATCCATAAATGTCTTGTAGTCGTCCTCAATAGAAGAGCTAATAATACTCTCTCTCTCCTCCTTGACAAATCCCTCATAGTCCTTCATCACGTCCTCAAAATTCAACTTGTATTTAAACGATACAAAATTGAGAAATTGATGAAACTTCTCCATTGACTTCGTAAATTCCCACTTCTTTAGGAATGATTCAAAGAAAAACATTTCCTTCTGCTTCAAAATCTTCTCAGGTGTGATAAACGAAAAACAGCCAAATTGCTGTCCAGCGATAGGTTTGTCAAGTTCTAAAAGATCCACATATTTAGGATTAGCAGACCCATCATTTCTCAACTTACGTTCAAACGCAAGCTTTTTGGCGACATTAGATTTTGATTTTCCACTCATTGTATATTTATTTATTTATTCGTTTTAAGTTTTAATTTTTATAATTAATATTTTAAATTATTTACTAATATTTTCAGTATTCGTATTTTTTTCTTTTTTATTTATATAGAATGGCTATGTTCAATGTTGCTGAGCTTGTTAAGAGAATTGTTAAGTATTTGATTGAGGGTTTAATGGTTGCTATTGCTGCTTTTGCTATCCCAAAGAAGTCTTTGAATATGGAGGAGATTATCCTTCTTGCTTTGACCGCTGCTGCTACCTTTGCTATCTTGGACACATACATTCCTAGTATGGGTGTGTCGGCGCGCACGGGAGCCGGATTCGGTATTGGCGCCAACTTGGTTGGCTTCCCAGGTGGACTCTAAATACTACCTTTGAAAAGGTAGTACCAAACATATGAAATATAAATAATTTAATCATTTATATTTATTATCTCTTATCCAAACATCTGACGCATCTCTGAGTAAGTCATATTGCGTCCAGTTTGTTCTTTAAATGCGTCGGCACCTGCCTGTAATCTGCCAATTAACGCATCGGGGTTATTTAATAATGCTACTCCTTCTGACATTTTCTTTGGATTAATATCAGTTTCAATTTTCTTCATAATTGTTTGAAGATTTTGATCTTCAGTAGGTTTCTTATTTGTATTATTTGTGTCAGACATTATATAACCTAGGTTATATACTCTTTATATTTGTTGAATATATATTTACACATCATTTACACAGTCGCAATAAACTCCCAATTCAATTCAATACACATCTTCTTCCACGTCTCATCCTGTTCAATCAATTTCTCCCTATCTTTCAACATTGGAATATCTTCTAAGAACTGATCTTCGCCCAAAAGTTCACAGAATTTATAAAGAACATAGTAATAGTTCAAAAAATTAACGCGATAATCCGGACAAGTCTTGGCGTAAGGTGACTGGATTTCCATAAATAAATTACAAAGTGTTTCTTCTAATTCTGGACTAAAAATAGGCGGTCTAATTCCTAATTTATTTTTAATAAATGCGATGTGTTCATAATATTTATTAAAGCCCAACTTCTTCAAAATTTCCTTGGTCTTGTAATGTGTTAGTTGTTCCAAATGAATTCGTTCTTTTTTAATTTGTTGTTGGATCTGTTCAATAACATCATCAGGGATTTGAGTCGTTTCTTTACCCTGAAATTGCGCCAAGATCTCTTTAAAATGATTAATTTTCTTATAAGCATAGAAACACACTTCTTTTGGTGGCTCCTTGTAAGACGGTTTTTCATTCTCAATTAAATAAGGTACACTAACAGCACATTCATTACAAATTAAAACGCCTTCGTCGTCAAGAGGAATCAATTCACCCCTATAACAACTCTGGCAAATATCAGTAACTCTAACAAAAGCATTCATATCAAGAAAAGATTCATCAATATTACATAAATATTTTTGAACAATATTTTTGTTCTTATTTTCATTGCCATTTTGTTCAGGTTCTACTCGCTGAATTTTAAAAAAGTTAAATAATGCTTGACTTTTAGTAGTATTAGTATTGTTTG